CTCGAAATAGCATTAAATCTTCAAAAGCTTCTGATACTTTTATTTGGGCTTCAGCTATAGAAGCAGATTCTAAAACGTCTTTGGACAAATTAGTATATAGCTTCTGTAGTTGCGCCGCTGTTGTAGGATCATCTATTTTTTGTGTTAGTTCTTCAGTTAGGTCGATTAGGGACTGAAACTTGTCGGGATCTGGATCGGGATCTGGATCGGGATCTGGATCGGGATCTGGATCGGGGTCTGGAATGTCCGAGCCACCAACAGTAATATTTTCAAACTTTTCAGGCTGACCTGAAACTCCGTCAATAACAGGCAATACCAATATATCGTAAACGCCCGCTTCTGTTAAAACTACCTCTTCCTTTAAAGGTAAAAAATCAGGTAGGCCTACGGCACCCTTTTTGTACAACAATAGCCATCCATTATTGTAGCCCGTTTTTATAACAGTAACCTTTTGCTGTTCCTTTTTAAGGCCCTCGGCAAAAATTGTCACACCAGAACCGTCAGGATGTTGTGTAAGTTTAGCAGTATCTGCTTCTAAATATACACCATAAACAATTTCAGTCTTTTTAATTTCTTGAGTAAGCCCTATTAACGGCAGTAAACAAACCAAAAATAAAGGCAATATTCTTTTTATTAAAGCCATTTAATCTCTTTCCTTGCTAAAAATTCTACTATTTCAGCATATTTGGGGACACCATATCCATATCTAACATCATGGCCCGGATCTCCTTTGTCTTCTGACCATTTCTGGAGAAACGCTCTCCAAGCATCTACGCCCTTCATTGTTGCTCCACCTTCTCTACGAATAGATTCAATGATTAAGGCGCATAGTCCTGCGGCAAATGGAGTAGCCATAGAAGTACCACTCATAGAAATATAATTATTGCCTAGGCCGCACGAAATAATGTTTTCGCCCGGAGTCGCTATATCAATTTCTCTTCCTCCTGAAGAAAAGTTGGCTATGCCTCCGCCCTGTCTTGTAGCACCAATACATAGGTATTCAAAATACTTGGCAGGATATCCGATACTATTTGATCCATTATACCCTGCATTACCAGCAGCAGCTACTAAAATTATTCCTTTAGATAAAGCTACTCTAGCAGCTTCGCGCATAGGCTCATAAGACCCTCCGCCTAAGCTAAGACTTATTACATCAGCGCCGTTGTCAGCGGCCCATCTTACTCCTTTTACTATACCTTCGCTACTGCCAGATCCGCGATTTGATAATACTTTGCCAAATAATAGTTCGGCTTCAGGAGCTACTCCTAGTCCATTTCTGCCTACAGCAGTGCCCGCGCAATGTGTCGAATGACCATTTCCATCAGTAACCGACTCTCCAGCAATAAAGGACTTAGTAGCTACAGGTTCTGGTAAATCTTTGTGTGCTTTGTAGCCAGTGTCTAAAATGGCCACTTTAATTGTTTTGCCTGTTGCGTTATTATGAACTTTGTCCCACTGTTCTTTAGGCAAATGCCATAGATTTGGCGGAGCCATTTGGTACATAAAGTCTTTATGCACTACATGGTCATCAGGAATTTTAAAAATTGGACTCGGCATTATCCTACATCCTCTGTATCTAGGCCACTAAATAAATCAATAATGATCATAATTAGTTCTAATAGCTCTTCTTTATGTTCCAAAATGAATTCAAGAAAGTCTTGGAATGGGCCCTGTACAAAGGACTGTCCGTCGATAGCGGCTACGGTAAAGGCCTCAAGCATATCCGGATTTTTTCGGACTTTTCTAATGGCCTGTCTGGTTGGTCGATCTGCGCCGATTGCTAATTTTATCAAAGCAAATTTGGCATATTTGTTACTCATTGTGGTTTCTCCCTTTCAATTTTTGTTTGATACTCTCATATATTATATACACACCGGCCTACTTTAGAATATCATTATTTTTTAATAAATAGGCCAAGGCCCTTAAAACGCCCGATACATCGTCCCCCAGCTTTCCTATTCCTAAATTGCATTTATCACACAGCCAGCCCCGAAATTTATTGGTAGTGTGGTCATGATCAAGGCAAAATTTCTTCGGAATTTGTCCGCAAC